ATTTGCTCCTGCTCTGTTCGAAGTATCTGAACTCAAGGTAACAGTGGCAGTGATTTGACTACTAGTTGTATTCCCTACCATTACACCGAGAACTACAGTCGTTGTAGAACTGGCTACAGTATAGATAACATCTTCACTAGTAACTCCTGCTTTTGTTACGACTTTAAAAGTATTTGCCATTTAGCCTCCTTTATATATTACCCTAATGCTATTGCAAGAGCCGTCGGATCCTCTTGAGAAAACCCTTGAGCTGTCATTAAAGTTACCACTCTAGATAATGCTGCTTTTCGGTTTGTGCCTCCAGCACCATCATCCACTATTATTAAATCTGATGTTGTTAGATCTGCGCCTATGTCAGATCCTCCATCAATTTCTAATGCCGTTAACGCCACTTTACCTGCTGTAGATATTGTAGCCAATTTTGTATCTGCGATCGCAGCGCTTGATTTAATGTCTGCGTTTACAATGTTTGTAATTGTATTGTTATCAGAGTCAATAGATTTATTGGTTACAGTTTGTGTTCCTGTATCTGATAAAAGAGTTGCATCGCTGTTTCCTATTGTGCTACCACCCGGTAGAGTTAAAGTATTTGAAGCCGCTTGAGAGTGTGGTTGTGCAGTTAATGTTTGAGCATGTGCGTTTCCAGATTCACAATAAAATTTTAATTGAGAAGGAGAACCACTATTTGTTTTAAATTCTATAACACCACCTTCAACCGTTAAATCATCTCCAATACTGATGTCCCCTGTAACTGTTACAGAGTCAACATAAGCATCTTTAAATCTTACAGAGTTTGTTCCTAAATCAACATCACTATCTGTTTGTGGACCAAATACTCCATCTGATACAAATACTTGTTCTGCGTTTGCAGCATAAAAGTGTATTTCATCAGCGGTTTCAAAATCTATTTTTGTTTGATCATCTTCACCAATTTTAACATCAGTTGCTAAAATAGATGTGATATTTGTTTGTGCCGCAGCTAATGACGCTGCTCCGTTTGTGGCTATGCTGAGATCACCAGATATAACTACAGGATTAAAGTTTGAACCGTCAGCGATAAGAGCCGCACCGCTAGTGTTGGTATTCATGGTGATATCATCACCTGTAACTGTTAAATCACCAGTAACAGTTAAATTACGACCTATCGTTACATCATTATTTGAATCTTCAAAAATTAATTTACTTGCGGGTATTGTACAAAATACATCTTTTGTTCCTGAGGCAAAATCAACAGCGCTATCACTATTAGAACTAGATATGACAGTGGTCCTGGTTAAGGTGGAACTATCGCCATTTAAAGTTCCTAGGCCAACTTCAAATTCAGCTTGATCTTGATGTGCGATACAATAATAAACTGTATTTGAATTACCAATACCAGCAGCAAAAGTTTCAAAACCTGTTACTGCACCACCTAAAGATACAGCACCTGTGCCTGTTGTTGTTGTGGTTTCTTTTACTCTGTCGTTAATTACTAACGCCATTTAAATTCTCCTATGCTAATCTTAATATAGCGTTACTAGCGTCAGCGGTAGGAAACTGGATAGTGAAAGTTCCACTGGTAGATGTTTTGTCTCCACCAAAATCTAAAACAGCTACAGCTTTATTTGATTGAGAGCTGTTGTAAATTAACGCCCCTCTTGCCGTAATTGTTGCGGAAGTGAAAGATATATCAGCAAAATCACAAATAGCAGTTGTTCCAGAAGTTGTAGGTGTAACACTTGTTAAAGATCCTCCACCTGAACTATATGTTCCTGAGTCAGACACTTCGTTAGAGGTGCTAAATGCAGTTGTGCTAGCACCTAATGAAGCATCACTTGTATATAAAGCTATTTTAAAAGTATCACCTGAACTCGCTGTAAAGTTGTGCGTTCCTACTAATAACTCTTGTTTAAAACTTGTACAAACAGCTTGACTTATTGCCATGTTTTATTCTCCTATGGGTTTTTAGATTGCAAAGGAGTTCTAAGAGCCCCATGCATATATTCATCTCTTCGGTGTCTTCCTTGTTGTTCTATAACTAACTCTTGAAGAGCACGTTGATATGATTGTTCATAAATTTGCAGCATTTGAGCTGGTCCCTTCAAAAACTTGAAGGCTTCTGCAAGACATCCATAAAGCAATAATGCAGGAGCATTATCACCTATCCATGAGGTACTGTTTGAACTAGACAGTCTTGTTGGTAATCTAGTTATACCTAATTCAACGTTATACGCTAGATCAGGAGTCGGTGCAACATAAATTGTGTTATGATCCCACCAAGCCCAATACCTAGGCTCTGCAGTTGCAGTTCGATCAGGCCAATATTCGTTCATATAACTTACATCTCTTTGTTCTAAAAAATTTCTTGTTGGTGTTCCAGAAGGTGCAAATATTTGCATTGTTCTAACAGTTCCTAATGAAGTAGGTTCTGGTCTACCTCCACCCGGTAAAGATAAAAAAGGATTACTAGCTGTTAAATTAGCGCTTTGATGTGATTTAAAGACATCAATATCTACATCTCTAAATATTCTATTTTCTGCGTGTTCAATAAAATCGTTAGTTATTGTAGAAGTAAGAACGTCTGAACTAGTTTCTGTATAATCTAATATTTGTTGAGTTAATTCTGAATAAGTTACTGCCATTATGATGTACTCACTATTACTCTGCCTAAATTACTTGAAATTAAAGGAGGCTTTTTTTTTGAAACTTGCATAGAATTATTATATTCAAAAAAACCTGAACCTCCAACAAAAACTGTTATAGGCTCTAATCTGTCGGGTCTAGCATCTTCTATACTTTGTCCATCTGCGGCGTGTTTTTCTTTATCAAGTTGAGGATGTTTTGGTTCAAATTCAGATTTATGAACCATAGAACCGTTCCATTCCTTACGCATTTCTTTGTAAGGAAACTGCATACCGCTTCTATCTGATATAGCTTGCGAATATTTACCAGATGCTTTAGGCATTAAATATAACTTCTTTCAGGTGTTGCAAAAAAACTAGAGCGAGGTCTATCCTCTTCAGATGCTCTTTGCCACTCTTCTTCATATAATTGTTTTAATAAAGGAGTTCTTTCTGGTGCTTTCTTAACAGAAACATAATATGCTAGACCAGAAGTTAAACATGGTAAAAACCTAGTTGGAACCTCTAGCTGATCATTGTAATCACCAGCATCTTGTATTTTTGTTAAACCATAATATTTAAAAGTATCTGCTGAATCTGGTGTTGGGTACAAATATAACGTTGGTGTAGAAGCTCCTCTTTCTAAAAAGAATTGAACTGGTCTACCCTCACTAGATTTTTTTGAAATGTTTAAATATTCAGCTCTACTGATTCTATCAACTTCTATGTCTGTTGTGGAATCGGAAGATTCTGTTACTACAGCTTCTAAAATATCTATCAAATCAGAATCTAAACTGTAGCTTGATGTGCTTGCTGTTAAGGTTTTAGTTCTTAATTCAACTGTCCATAAATTAATACCTCTGTTAGCCCACTCGGCTAACATTATATTAAGAGAACGTCTAGCGCTTTTTAAATCATAACCAGATCTAGAATTAATTCCACATCTTTCAAAAGCCTCTTCTATAACCTGATCTACGTCTAGATCAAAGCTATTTGTTCCTGATGTTGCCATGTTTCACCTTTTTCTTTTTCCTTTTTTTAATGAATTTCTTTTTTTGACCGCCTTTTGATATTTGTTGAGGTATAGATGATCTAGAAATCATTAATATATTTTTTGAAACTCAGCTATAACTGTATACATATTGCCAGCATCTGCTGTGCTAGGAACAACAAAATTTACATCGCTTTGATTACTGTTACTTGATTTATCTGCTGGTATTCCACCAAACTCTCTAAAATCCCAGTATCCTGCTCCTGTTAATCCTAAGATAGGAATATCACCATCTGAGTCTTCTTCATCAAGACGAGCAAAAGAATCGCCTCCATCTCCACCTTGACAAGAATACCAAACTCTAAGTAATCCTAGGTGTGCTACAGCAGTTCCATCTGCACGTGCAGCTAACGCTGA